GGGTTCTCTTCAGCCTTAAGTAAAGTACCATCATTAGCAATAACAACGATAGCCTCTACGTAGTATGAATCACTTTCTTCATTAGCGACTAGTTCTTCTACTTCTTCGTCTTCTTCTTGTGCCGATTTTAAGAGATGGCGGGGCACTAAACCATAATACTTAGTTAGACGTACTTTATCGTCCTCAAATACCGATAGGTCTTTATCTGGTTCAATGTCAAAGTCTGAGGGTGCTTCACCTACGTATACGTCACGATAGACTCCCGATTCCTGTAGTTGCTCTACAGAGTGCATGGGGACAAACTCATCTACTGCACAACCCAATGCTTCCTCAATGGAAGTAGCTAGTGGGTCAATAAGGAAGTTCTGAGGCATTACTGGTCGTAACTTTACGCAAGTCTTATCTACGATGTTGACACCAACTGCTGTTAAGTCTCCGCCCATTACAGGTTGTGTTGCAGGTTGAAACTCTTTCTCTTCTTCTAATACTACTTCAGCAATACCTGTACCGAATACAGCCGCGTTAATAAGACACTCAGCTACGCTTTTACGGACTTTATTCTTTTTAAAGTCTTTGTATAGGACTTCACGTAACATCGCTATATCACGCTTCTCGTTGTCCGTAACGTCATCCTCAATGTCAAACCACTTGCCACGCCCAAAGGTAGCTTCCTCTAGTTCCGCAACGGATGACTCAACTGCTTGCTGTAGAGCAGGGGAAATAATACGTGAGCGTTCCGAATCTCTGGTCTTGTCCTCTGCCGCCCACTGACCACGCCATAGGCGATAGTACTCATCAAACTTCTGTGAGTAGTTAGACTCATAGTGGTCACGCCAACTTTGACATTTGTCAATGACCCAATCCTCTAGGCTTTGCTCGAGTGTAAATTCTTCCTTATCTTCTAGTAACATATTAGTACCCTGCGTAAGTATCTAAAAATTCAAATTCTTCTTCCACATAGTCCGAGGTGTAGGCTATGTTAGCCAACTGGTCTATGTAAGCGAGTGAGTCAATCAAGTCATCGTGTACAAGTTGATTGGGGAACTGGAATAGTTCATCTAGGAACTCTGTATTCCACGAACCCTTGTTAAGTGTAATCTTACCGTGTTCAAACCTACCCTGCAAAGCCCACACGATTCTATCGGTCTTCTTCTTGTTGCCGTGAGTTAGTTCCTCGATACGGAAGAACCTATCATTAGACTTCATTAAGTCTGAGATGTATGGAAGTACAGCGTTCTTTAACGCTCCTTTCTCAATCCCGACAGATACTGGACGATAGTCCCGTACAGCTTCAAAGATTTTACGTGCAGTTTCTTCCACACCCCAACGACCATGAATGATGTCAGCAACGTACCAACCTTCTTCATTTGCTTTAACAACCGAGATAGCCGTTTGGTCAAGTCGTTTAGTTTTAGTTGTAACTTTTGCCACATCAGCAAACCCCGCCAAATCGACAGCAATATAATACTGACCACTAGTGGGTTCTTCTTCAGAAAACTTAATGTAATCTTCTTTAAATAATTCACTGCCCTGTGCCTCGAACGATGCCATGAACTCCTGACGGAAACTAAATGCGGACATGGACTTCTTAGCCGCTTCAATCTCTTCAGGGTCTAGTAGTGGATTATCGTAGCTTGTGAAGTGATAACCTACAAAGGTCTCGTCCTCTGCTACACAAGCATAGGTATATAAGTCATAGAAGTGATTACGTCCCATTGGCGTACCAATGAACAGTGCATCTCCCTTCTGGTCAGCTAGTGCAGGTCTAAGGATTTGCTCCCAGACCTCTGGCTTCATATCCGCATACTCATCCATAACGAGGAACTTAAGACTGACACCACGCATGGTTTCTGGTCTATCTGCACCCTTAAGTGCTATGGTTGCCCCGTTAACTAGCTTTATTTGTAAGTTATTAACGTGACTAGATGCTATGACAGGATTGCCTATCTCCATCAATACCTGCCACATAATGTCCCTAGCCTGACCCTGTGTAGGTGCAACGTAGAAGACATGACCCTTATCAGACTGTAAAGCCCTGATGATTAACATCCATGCGGCTAGACGGGACTTGCCTGTACGTCTACCTGCGGCTATGACCTTGAATCTAGTTGTGTCCTCAAAGACTTCCTGTTGCCACGGTAGGAGTGATACGTTAAGTTCAGTCAACTAGTAAGTCCACATTACATAAGGGGTTGTATCGTCAGGACTGCGGATATCAACATGGACGAAGCCACGAGCAACTCCCACGCCTGTGAATCCAAGCGCGATAGCCTTCTCAACGATACGAAACCGTTGGTAGCCGTTAGTGACTTTAATATCCGCGGCAATGCCTTGTGCATGAGTTCCTGTTCCTGGTTTTGCTTTCTTAGCTTCAATGGGGTGTGTTTTATCTCTAAATCCTGACGTAATTACAAAGGGGAAACCACAGGCTTCTCTCAGCTTATCTAGCTTCTCAATGAACTCTTCTTTAATTTCGTTGTTGCCTGTGTACTGACAAGCAAACTCATCTCTATCAAAGTACTTAGCCATCTATGATTTCTCCATCGTCTATGACATCCTCTGCATTACCTGACACCACTGTAGTCTCTCCTCCAACTCCAGTAATGTTTATCTGTATCGCTGACTTACCCGCGCCCTTAATGACATCATTCTCAAATACAGCTGTGGGTAATATCCTGTCCATGACTAACTTCCATGCCGCGGCTTGATTCTTATGGTCATCGTTAAGTGCCGCATCGAATATCGAGTCTAGGACTTTACGAGACTTGGGGGATGACAACATCCTGCCCTTGTACTCGTTAATGATAGCCGCATCACCCTTCGGGCGACCCCTTGACAAACCAGTAGTGCCTTTTTTTCTTGACACCATGTCTGACTTCTTAGGTCTGCCCCTTCTCCTTTTCGGAGTAGCTGTATCATTGTCCATTGTATTCTCCTTAAGTTATCTTAAGTATACTTAGGGACGCGTTTAGTATTTAACTTTAAAGAATAATCATTAAAGAATAATATCTAAGACTACTTAAGTACGCTTAAGGCTTTAAATTAATCTATACTATAAGTATATTATAGCATATTTACAGCTTAATGTCAAGTACTTTATTATCTTATTTAGACCCGCGAGCCAACTTTTTAGTTCCATAACTAATAGTAATTAAATTGTCCCTTTATATGAATATTTGTCATACTTAAGTATACATAAGAATACATAAGGAAAACAAATACTTAGGGGATAAACTTCGGTTAATTCTTTTTATTGAATATTGGCTTTTTTAGTATACATGCGGGTACACCTATGATTAACTCAGGTCAGCCCGCCCCCCCGTCCCCCTTAAGCATATCCAAAAGGAGAACACAAGGGCTATGGGTGACTGGGAGACCTGAGATAGTCACAAGGAATCTTGACAACACAAGTGTGTGTGTGCTTAAGGATACCTACAGACCATACCTGAGAAAACACTTGACAGCCAATCCACTGTGTGATACTCGCGCGTGCGTACGTGTAATAAAGGAAGGGACAAGGTCATTACCTGTGTGCATATAGTTAATTGAAATCATGCATATAAATCATTGTACAACATAGCAAACTTCTATATAATGAACGGCATACACAGACAAACAAGCCCAACGGAGGGCGGACATTATGACTAAGACAGCTATCTATAACCAGTTGAAACAGGCGGAATACAAGCTAGACATTGAAGCAATACAAGCGTTAATCTGGGCGGAGCAGTCATACTACGCAGACGGGCGCACAGACTGGACAAAGAGAGCAGAGCGCAAGCAAAGCGAAGCAATGGGAATGTTCAAGGCATTGAAGGAACTATTGCCAGATACATCAAAGCTAAAACTTAATGAGGAAACCCGCAAGCTAATGTGGCAACATGTGGAACTTAAACAGGAACTCAGAGAAATCAGAATACCTTACGAAGAGGTGGCATAATGAAATACTGGCAAACGATAGACCCGACAACGGGCGAGCAAATCCGCATTGAATGGAACGAGGGCGCGACCTTCAATCTACAAACGGCAATAGGCGGGCAATGGGTAGATTATCACTGCTTCACCTGTTACAATATAGAGACAGAGCAGGAGGCGTTAGAATGCGCCCTTGAGGTTGTCGAACTAGAAGCACAAAAAGACTTGGAGGAGATAGCATGAGACAGATAGAGAAGGACATAGTTGGAGCATTCATTCGCGGAGAAGATGCGCGCAAAGACAACACAGAGAGCGCAGGAGGTACGTTGTATCTACACGGCAACGCAATTGCAAAACACTATGACGGAATAATTTTAGTATCTAACGCGGGTTGGGAAACACGTACCACGCAGAGCAGACTTAACGCTGTGCTACAACTGGCGGGTAAAGAGGCGCGAGTTTACACCAGAGACTGGTCAATGCACATTGAACGCAACGGCAACAAGGAGGCAATGTCGAGCAGTTGGTACGCTGTAAAATAATTAGTTGCAATCTAGTCGGGTATTCTGTAGAGTACCCCTCTAAATTGAAATTAAACAAGCCTACGGAGGCATGAGCATGAATAACGAAAAACTAGCGGAAGAACTGAGAGGCAAGCACGTAGAGGATAGTTTGTGGGACGCGTCCTGTAGATTGGAGCAATTACGCAAGCGTTGCGGTGAGTCATTACAAGACGATGTTTTCGACTTTGAACAACGCCTCGACAACCTCCGCGAGGAGATAAAAGATTATGCCCTATGGTTGGGCGAGGAGGGCGAATAATGAAAGTATTTAATCTAGCGGAACAACTAGCAGACTTGTATCTGGAATGGTTCAACAACTATTCGACCGTGGAAAAGTTCGCAGAGCATTACCAAGTGACGGAAAAAGACGCACATCAGATGCTACGCAATGGCAGACGATACCATGAGGAACGAGTAGAGAGGTCTAAAAAATGATGTATACAGTTTGGGTGGGAGGCGTAGAGGTCGCAGATTACTTTGTAAGGCGTGAAGATGCCGAAGATATAGCGGAGGTCTGGCGCAACATTGGACACACTGACGTAGCCATTGAGGAGGTTTCTATTGATTTCTCTTGGACGTAAACTCTGGCGGCTGTGGGCGTTGTCTCTTGGTGAGAAACTAGGAGACAACAACAAAGAGGCAGATATAGTCGCAATGATGCGGTCTGCTGTGGTATTATTAAACTTGGTGACGTGCCTATTTATTATTGCGGGCGTAGTCCATAACTGGTAATGAGAGGTAAAACATGAGTAAGGACGCAATACAGCAAGCACAGCTTGAAGATTTAGCAGAGAACACGTACAATATGCAACAATATTTCCAAGAGTTTACAGACATGGAACGCGGTGAATATGACGGGGTCAATGGCTTTAACTGTGACCCAGACGGCAACGAATCGTACCAAGAAGGCTACAGGACGGGCTACGAGTACGCACAGAAGATAGGAGCAAACCAAGATGGGTAGAGACTATTGCAGGGTTGACGATGACCCTAGTTACGACTACAGCGATTATGACGAAGGTAAGGGATACTACAAGCCTTATGATACTAACGATGATTACCACGATGACGACTTAACAGCGAGAGAACTAGACAATGATTAACACAAAAATATTTGACAGACTATTGACAATTGAATTAAGGAATGGCGTAGGGATAGATTTGGAGTTTGTTGACTCTAAAGCAGTCTGGGTGTATAATCACCTGACAGAGGAACACAGCACAATGCCCTTCGAGGGCGTAGTAATCCTGCTACCGTTCCTATCAATAACCTATGGCAGACCCTATACGGAGGCTGAACAATGAGCAGATGCAAAGCGTGTGACGTTATACTGACTGAAACAGAGCTACGAAGAAAAGACAGAGTGACCGATGAGTTTCTTGACCTGTGCTCCGAGTGTCATACGGCATCAGAGGAGGCGATAGAAGAGAACTGGTCAACAGCGGAAGAACGTGATATAATAAGGAGTAATAATTAATTTATATAAGTAGTTGCAACCAACAGTAATACATGATATAATATTTATGTAATCTAAAGGATACTTAGTTATATATATTAAAATATATCCTAAAGTATCCTTAAGATACTAAAGTAATCTTTAATTAACTATAAAAGGCAAATTACAATGGCAGTATTAGAAGGCAACGTAGCGTTCGCAAACCTTGACGAACACGAAGAATATCAGGGTCAATCAACAGGTAAGTACTCACTGGTTTTATCATTAGAACCAGAAGATGCAGACAAACTTGCTGATAAAGGTGTCAAGCTACGAGAGTACGAAGGCACAGCACAGCGTAAGTTTAGCACCAAGTACGAAGTACCGATGTTTGATGCAGATGGCAAAGACTTCGTAGGTCGCCTGACCCGAGGCTCTAAGGTACGGGTTAAGTACGCAGAGGGTAAACCCCACCCAGTACATGGCACGTCAACGTATCTATCAGCCATCAAGGTGATTGAACTCGCAGAGGCTACCGAAGGAGGTGGCGACTTCTAATGACTGACTCGCATTTTGTTAAGCATGAGCCATGCCCTTCGTGTGGCTCTAAGAACAATCTCGCGAGGTACTCCGATGGGCACGCCGTCTGCTTTACAGGCGGTTGTGACCACTACGAGAGGGCAACAGGCGAGGTTATAGAGAGTAAACCAAAAGCGAACAGGACATTAGAGATGAACGGAGTAGTAGCATCAATACCCGACAGACGTATATCAGAGGCAACGTGCAAAAAGTTTGGCGTTACAGTTGAGTACGATACAGAGGGTCAGATAAGTAAGCACCACTACCCATACTTTGACAAGGACACAGGCACGCAGACAGGGAACAAGTCACGCATTGTAGGTAACAAGGCATTCTATGCAAGCGGTACGTTCGACAATGCGGGGCTGTTTGGTCAGCAAGCGTTCAAAGGTGGTGGTAAATACATAACGATTGTAGAAGGAGAAGCAGACGCTCTAGCAGTGTCAGAGATGTTTGACGGTAAGTGGGCTGTAGTGTCAATACGCTCAGGTGCATCAGGCGCAGTGAAGGACATTAAGCAGAACTTGGAATGGCTTGAATCCTTTGATAACGTGGTCATCTGTTTCGACAGTGACAAAGCAGGTCAGGAAGCATCACGCGCGGTGTTGGATTTGTTTACACCGAACAAGGCGAAGAACGTACAGCTATCTGCAAAGGACGCAGGAGATATGCTCAAGGAGCGTAACGTACAGGGATTCATCAAGGAATGGTGGAATGCTAAGACCTATCAACCAGACGGTATCATTGCAGGACTAGATACTTGGGATTCAATCGTAGCACAGGAGGACGTTAAGTCCATACCATACCCGTGGTCGTGCTTGAACGATATGACCTTTGGTTTCAGAGAGAAGGAACTTGTAACAATTACCAGTGGTTCTGGTATGGGTAAGTCACAGATTGTCAGAGAGTTGGAACACTACTTACTAGGTGCGACTGACGACAACATTGGCATACTCGCGTTGGAAGAGGACATACCAAAGACTGCTCTAGGGATTATGAGCATCGAGGCAAACCAGACTCTACACCTGAGCCGCGACTTTAGCAGGGAAGATAAGAAGGTATTTTGGGACAAGACATTAGGCACAGGACGTATCTATATGTTTGACCACTGGGGTTCTACCAACGAAGACAACTTACTAAGTCGCATTAGGTATATGGCGAAAGGTCTTGATTGTAAATGGATTATTCTTGACCACTTGAGTATCGTTGTGTCAGACCAAGAGAACGGTGACGAACGTAAAGCCATCGACAGTATCATGACTAAGCTACGACAGTTAGTGCAGGAGACAGGTGTTGGATTGTTCTTGGTGTCTCACCTACGCAGACCATCGGGTAAAGCACACGAAGATGGTGGACAGATTAGCTTGGCTGAGTTACGTGGTTCTGCCGCAATTGCACAGCTATCGGACATGGTGATTGGTTTAGAACGTGACCAACAGAACAAAGATGCACAGGTACGCAACACAACTACAGTGCGTGTACTTAAGAATAGATATGCAGGACTAACGGGTGCGGCTTGCTACCTGTACTATGACAAAGATACTGGTCGTATGATTGAAACATCGTGCCCTGTATCGGACGATAATCAGGAGTTCTAGTGAAGAAGATTGTTTTTGATATAGAAGCTAACGGACTAAAGCCTACAAAGGTTTGGGTAATCGTTGCTTGCGACCTATCGAACCAAGAGACAGTTACGTTCTCAGGTGATACGTTGCAGGACTTCAATGCTTATATCAAAGATGCTGAGGTCATTGGTCACAACATCATTGGCTATGACGTACCAGTTCTTGAACGCTTGTTAGGTACAGACTTTAGTAGTTGTAAAATTACAGATACATTGGTATTGTCAAGACTTACTGACCCATCACGGGAAGGTGGTCACAGTTTAGATAACTGGGGACAGCGATTAGGTTTCCCTAAAGGAGAACACAGTGATTGGACTACGTATTCGCAAGACATGGTGGAGTATTGTAAGCAAGACGTGTTGGTTAATGTCAAAGTGTACCACGCGTTACAAGGGGTACTGGCTAATTTTAGAAGCGAAAGCATTGACCTTGAACACAGCGTACAGAATATTATTACTCGCCAAACAGAAACAGGATGGTTGTTAGATGAAGAACACGCTTTCCTATTATTAGCAGAATTAAAGGAGAAGAAATATGAACTTGAAGACATGGTACATGAGAAATTCATACCACTACCTACATATGTTAAACAAGTCACCCCGAAGTATAAGAAAAGTGGCGAAGCGTCTGTGGTCGGTCTTAAATTTGCAGGAGAGCAGTGGCGGGATTATGTACAGACGTTCTCGCGCATAGACTACCCAGAGTTCAACTTAGGTTCACGTCAGCAGATAGCTAGATACTTGCAGTACTTTGGTTGGAAGCCAGAGAAGTTTACAGAGAAGGGTCAAGCTATTGTCGATGAGTCTGTACTATCTAAGGTAACTGGTATACCTGAAGCCAATATGATTGCTGAGTACCTAATGGTTCAGAAGCGTATTGCACAGATACAGTCATGGTTAGATGCTGTTGCAGATGATGGGCGTGTACATGGATATGTAAATGCTAACGGAGCAGTGACTGGTCGTATGACACACTCGTCACCCAACCTTGCCCAATGCCCCAGTTCAAGCGCACCTTATGGCACAGAGTGTCGTGCTTGTTGGACATCACCCAAAGGCTACAAGATTGTAGGTATGGATGCATCGGGACTTGAGTTACGTATGTTGGCTCACTACATGAAGGATAAGGACTATACAAATGAAATACTCACTGGAGACATTCATACAGCAAACCAACTTGCTAGTGGTGTTGACACACGAAGTCAAGCAAAGACTTTCATCTATGCGTTCCTCTATGGAGCAGGGGATGCAAAAATCGGAAGTATCGTTGGAGGAACTGCTAGAGATGGTAGACGACTTAAGGAGAAGTTCCTTACAAACACGCCATCTCTTAGAGACTTACGAGAAAGAGTTAGTGTGGCATCTCGAAGAGGTTATGTTCTCGGATTGGACGGGCGAAGGGTCTCAGTACGCTCAGAACACTCAGCACTAAACACTCTGCTACAATCAGCAGGTGCTATCGTTATGAAGAAGGCACTGTGTTTGTTGGACGAGTACGCTACACTGTGGAACTTAGACTACAAGTTTGTTGGTAACATCCACGATGAGATACAGACAGAGGTTAAAGAGAGTGAGGTAGATACATTCGGTAGGCTTGCTGTTTCCTGTATGGAAGCGGCAGGTCAACACTTTAACCTTAACTGCCCACTTGCGGGCGAATATCAGACAGGAGATAACTGGAGTGAAACCCACTAAAGCAGACAGAAAGAAGTTCGACCTCGACTTACAGTACGGAGAAGTCAGGGAGGATAAGGTAGCTGAGATGCTACAGGACAAGAAGATTGAGGTTAAATCAGAGAAGGACTTATGGCAGAAGACAGGTAACATCTGCATTGAGTATGAGTCTTGGGGTAAGCCGTCAGGCATTGAGGCTACCGAGTCAGACTACTGGTTTCATAACCTCTGCATAGGTGACGATGAGTACTGTACATTAGTATTTAAAACACCAGTGTTAAAGAAGATTGTTAACAAGCTAGACACATTTAGAAGCGTATCAGGAGGAGACCATAACGCAAGCAGGATGCACTTGGTTAACCTTAAAAAGTTATTCTCAAGCGATGTCATTAAGGCATTCAAGGACATAGAAGATGAGTAAAACAATACATACATTGGTAGATGATATATACCGACTGATGGAGACAAAAGAGGCAGAAGAATCTGTAGATGTAGAAGCAGAGATTGAGAAGTTCGGTGAGAACATGAAGACTCTAATGCGTACCGAGTTCGGACGTAAGCGCATCAGAGACAACCGAACACTGCGCCTGTCAAACATCGGTCGTGACGATAGAGTACTTTGGAATGTTGTTAATGGTACTGAGAAGGAAGCTATACAACCTGCAACCTACATTAAGTTCATGTATGGTCACTTGATTGAAGAGATGTTGTTGTTCCTTACACGCATGGCAGGACACTCGGTAACTGACGAGCAGAAGGTATGCGAAGTGGAAGGCATCAAGGGACACATGGACTGTAAGATTGATGGTATTGTTATTGATGTTAAGTCCGCTAGTTCCTTTGGGTTCAAGAAGTTTAAGGATGGTACACTGGCTATGGACGATGCCTTTGGTTATGTTGACCAGATTAAAGCATACGCCCATGCCTGTGGTGAGACTGAGTTCGGTTGGTTAGCTATGGACAAAGCCAATGGACACCTCGCGGTACTTAAGTACGACTTAGAGGATACTCAAGCACCAATCTATAAGTACATTAAGGGGGACATTAAAGAGCGCATACGCCACGTAAAAAAGCTAGTAGGCTTGCCAGAGCCAGAAACCTTCTGTACCGACTCTGTACCAGACGGAAAATCTGGGAATATAAAATTGGGTATAAAATGCTCGTACTGTCAATACAAAAAGCACTGCTACCCAGAGGTAAGAAAGTTTGCCTACTCGTATGGTCCAAAGTTCTTAATAAATGTAGAGTACGAACCAAACGTACAGGAGGTCGAAATTGAGCAAGAAAAGCGGTAAGTTCAGGTCGGCACTGGAGAAAGAGTTTTCTAAAGAGGTCAAGAGTAAAGGGTTCAAGTACGAACCCTATGGAGTCCCTTACACAGTATACAGGACTTATATGCCAGACTTTGTACACGAAGAAAAGAAAGTTATGGTGGAGGTAAAAGGTTTCTTTCGTGTAGGAGATACCTTGAAATATAAGTCAATTCGTGATACAATATTAGAAGATGGTTACGAATTAATATTCTTACTGTCCAATGAACACAAGAAGGTACGTAAGGGCGGTAAGATTACAATGGGTCAGTGGTGTGAGAAGGAAGGTATGAAACACTACACACTACATACCGCACAGGAACTTGTCAAATATGTTGAAGGAAAAGAATAATGTCACATACATTGGAGGAACTCAAGGAAGCAGTAGCAAGGGACTACGATGCGGTACTGGTTGTCGAAGCATTAGACATATCAGTTGAGGACTTGCTAGAGGCTTTTGAGGATAGATTAATTAGGAACAGAGACTTATTTACGGAGGATGATTATGAGCATTGATGATGCAAGCCCCGCTGACTGGGATAGGCTGAGAGACAAACACCCTGCCCTAGTTAAGAAGTATGAAGACTATCTGGTAAACAACCCAGATGAACAGACAGAGGATATGGTTAACCACCCCAAGCACTACGCTTATGGTAGTATAGAATGTATCGAGGCTATTGAAGAGTCAATGACAACAGAGGCATTCAAAGGTTATCTCAAGGGCAACACCATGAAGTACCTATGGCGATATGAACGCAAAGGTAAACACGTAGAGGACTTAGAGAAAGCCCAGTGGTATTTAGATAGGCTGACCAGTGTAGTAACTCAGGAGGTTAGGTAATGAAAGGACAGACGCAGTATGGCAAAGGGTCGGCACAACGACCCACTGACCCCAAGAAGTACGCAGATAACTTTGATGCTATCTTTGGCAAACTTAATGTCAATGACCACTCAGACGAAGATATAGAGAAAGACAAACTAAAAAATAAGGAAGTTAAGAAATGAATCAGTACCAACAGTTTATACACAAGTCCCGTTACGCACGTTGGCTACCTGTCGAAGGTAGACGTGAGACATGGGCAGAGACAGTACAGCGTTACGTAGACTTCTGGGATGGTCGTGGTCAGATAAGCAAAGCCGAAGGCAAGAAGTTATACAATGCTATATATAACCTAGAAGTAATGCCCAGTATGCGCTGTATGATGACAGCGGGTGAGGCGTTAGATAAGGACAATGTAGCAGGGTTTAACTGTAGCTACCTACACATTGACTCACCACGTAGCTTTGATGAGCTTATGTACGTACTTATGTGTGGTACAGGCGTAGGGTTCAGTGTTGAACGTAACTTCATTACCAAGCTACCAGTCATCGCTGAGTCATTCCACGAGACTGACAGTACCATTGTAGTGGCAGACAGTAAGATTGGTTGGGCTAGTGCATTCCGCGAGTTAATCGCTATGCTGTACGCAGGTAAGATACCTAAGTGGGACGTGAGTAAGGTACGCCCATCGGGTGCTAGACTCAAGACCTTTGGTGGTCGCGCTAGTGGCGCAGAGCCTCTTGAGGATTTATTTAACTTCTGCATAGGTATCTTCCAGAAGGCATCAGGACGTAAGCTAACGAGCATTGAGTGCCACGATGTTGTATGTAAGATTGCAGACATTGTAGTTGTCGGTGGTGTACGTAGGTCAGCATTGATTAGTTTGTCAAACCTATCAGACCCACGCATGGCTAAGGCTAAGTCTGGTCAGTGGTGGATGGATGAAGGACAACGTAGACTGGCTAACAACAGCGTAGCGTACACAGAGAAGCCAGACTTTGAGTCATTCCTTACTGAGATGCACACCATGTACGACAGTAAGGCAGGTGAGCGTGGTATCTTTAGTCGTGTGGCGGCACAGAAGATAGCCGCTAAGAACGGACGTAGAGACCCTGAGCAGGACTTTGGTACTAACCCTTGCTCTGAGATTATCCTACGCAGTAATCAGTTCTGTAACCTATCTGAGGTCGTTATACGTGCAGACGATGACCTTGTTAGTCTTAAAAAGAAAGTTGAAGTAGCTTCCATCATCGGAACTCTACAGGCTACCTTGACTGACTTCCGCTACCTACGCAATGTATGGAAGAGAAACACAGAAGAAGAAGCACTATTAGGTGTAAGTTTAACTGGGATATGTGACCATTACTTGTTAGGTAAAGATTCGCCTGACCTAGATAAGTGGTTGACGGAGATGAAAGATGTTGCAATCAAAACTAATAAAGAGTGGGCTGACAAACTTGGCATTGCTCAGTCTGCGGCTATTACTTGTGTTAAGCCAAGCGGTACTGTGTCTCAGCTTGTTGATTCTGCTAGTGGCATACATCCCCGTTTTTCTAAGCATTATATCCGTAGAGTGCGTTCAGACAAGAAAGACCCGCTTGCTCAGTACATGACAGCCGCAGGTTTCCCTGTAGAAGATGACGTAATGAGTAAGTCTTCTCTGGTCTTTGGCTTCCCTATCAAGTCACCCGACAACAGTACTACAGTAAAGCAGGTGGGTGCAATGGAACAGCTAAAGGTCTGGAAGAAGTACCAAGATTACTGGTGCGAACATAAGCCAAGTATCACTGTTTATTATACAGATAGTGAGTTCCTGCAAATAGCACAGTGGATATGGGATAACTTTGATTCGGTTAGTGGTATTAGTTTGTTGCCTGTCAGCGACCATGTTTATCAGCAAGCCCCTTATGAGGACATAACCGCTGAGAAGTATGAGGAGTTACTAGCGGCTATGCCAGTGGATATTAAGTGGGAAGACTTAGAACACTTCGAGAAGGAAGATAATACTACAGGTTCGCAAGAACTGGCGTGTGTCGGAGGCGCGTGTGAAATAGCATAGGTAAAACTAAGGGGGCGCAATGCCCCCTTTTGTTATTCATCGTCTGATAAGGCGGCTACTGTACCTGCTGTCAACATACCACCAGTTCCTAAAGCAATACCTGCATTCTGTAGTGCTTTTAGTTTGTCTTCTTTAGATACGATGACGTTCGATTCCAAGATTGCTCTACGTACAAACTGTCTTTCTGTCTCTCCCTTCTTACGAGACACGCCTGTCATTTGCTCTACATTAGACACAGCATCTCTGGTTTTCTGTTTAGAACCTTTAGCCGCAGTTGTGTCGGCTAATCCTGCTCTCTTACCATACTTACCTGCCGCGTAATCTAAAGATACTATAGGCTGTACTGTTATCATGTTCTCGCCCTGAATAGGGTTAAGACCTCCTATGTCGTGTTTGTCGGAAATACCTACATACGCTCTCTGTGTTTTAGGGTCAACAGATATGAATGCGTTAGCACCTCCCAGTTCTTTTTGAGATGATTTAAAGAATTGTTGTAGCGTTAAGAAGTCACCATCTTTGACATCTCCAATCATGTCTAAAGAATCGTTACTTAGTAGATTACCTGCATCGTCTTTAACAGCCGCAAGTCTTTGACCTGTGTTTTTATTTACAGGCATTTTATTAAAAGACTCTAACGCTCGTTTTTCTTTCTTACCTAAAGTACCGCCTCTGGCTACTTTGTTTCTTGCTCTTGCTAGAGAAGCTACGGCACTTGTTACATTCTCAAAACCATTCTTTTTAAAATACTTGTTAAACGCTATTGGGTCTAAAGCACCAGATATTTGTAAAAACTCTACAGTTTGTTTTGGTGTCAAAGCCTCTTGACCCAGTTCTGCTAAGTATGCTTTCCTAGCGTTGCCTTGTAGTGCTTTAACAGCCGTAGGTGCTACAGACTTCTGCCCTGCCGCCTCAGCTTGTCCTGCACCACCACCTGCTCTTGGGTTTTTAACATTTACCAACCCTTTGCCGTCTACTTGCGCCTGAGCGTGTCTAGCGAACCTTAGAGCCGTTTTCTCAGGTACTTGATGTTTAGTCTTGCCGTGTACAAACTGAGTAGAAACAGCGTCAGAAAGGCTTTTAGTGTCAGACACATCCATGTTTGTAGCTAAATATGTTTTAGAGGTTATAGGAGATAACAGCGTAGGTGACTTTCCTTTCGATATTTGACTAGCCATTAACTCAGCAGTCTCGCTTGCTCCTTCAGCACCTGCGGCAATTTCTCTAGCCTTTACAGCAGGAAAACCTGTTGTTCTTTCAAAAGCTATGTCTTGGGGGTTTATTTTACTTCTAAGAGTAGTACCTAAAGCACTCAAACCCTCACCCACTGTAGATACACCTGTCAGCATTGGCGTGTAGTAAGGCAAGCCCGCGCCTTTAGTCTTACCACTGCTGTGGGGTATTTCTTTAGGTTTTATGCCCATTTTGCTTTGAACAGCGGGCATCTTATCTAAAGCATCACCGATGAACCCACCGCGTACATTGGTAGGCATATTCATAGCTACATCATTTATAAACTTATTTACACCTGTAGCTTGACTTAGTTTAGATAAACCTTTCGTTATAGGACGTATACCCGCGCCTAGAAAAGGAAAAGCACCTGCGGTAGCCAACATACCCATGCCAGTCCTGCCTTCTTCAAAGTAATCCTTAGCTTCCATAGCGGATATAATTTCACCACTGACAGGAAGAAAACTGGCTACGTTATATGCGGCATCTAGTTGTTTCTGTCGTTCTTCTTCGGGGGTCAATTGTACTCTCGGACCACCTCTAGTTCTTTTCCTAGCAAGTTTGTCATAAGGACTTGCAGTATCTAAAGCATCACTCATCGTCATCCGCTCCTTCAGGTGCTGTAGGTAGTTTCATTAACTCGACAACAAAAACACGGTCAGCTTTTATAGCCGCACGCATCTCTTTGCTTAGTTTACTACTTAACAGGTCGTCTGTCACTCTAAGAGATTTTGCTAAAGCCTTACGAAGTGAGGGGCTTATAGAACCACGATAGACTGCATATCCTATTGTCCCTGCTCCTATACCTGTAGCCAAGTAAGGCAACGCACCTAGAAAACCCGCACCGCCAACGATACTTGTTGCTAGACCAACAGTAGCTACTTTGCCTAACATAGTCTTGGGAGGTGTAGTCCCTGTAGCGTGATAAAAATTATCAATTCTGCGACCTAGCTTTGTGTCAGCCTCTTGTGCGGCTTTGGGTCTAAGCCTATCTTCAGCGCGTAGTAACAAATGTTGTTTACGTAGTTTGTCCAACACAGCAGTTTCAGGTACAGCATCAGCTACTTTTGTGTTTAGGAAGTCACGTACAGCACGTTGTGCTACTGTATAGGCATTCTCGTTACCATCAAAACTGCCTTTGCCGCTTTTCTCCACCCACTTGTCTAAGTCCCTACGTACTTGCATAAGTTGTGCGGGAGACCCGTCTGTTTTTGCCATGAGTTGCTGTGCTTTGCTAAATATTCTTTTAGCAACTACTGAAGCATCACCAACAAGTACAGTATTAGTTTCCTGTAGGTCGTCTACAATTGCTTCTAACTCGGTGTTCAATTCTTTCTTATTTAACCTGACTTTAGATTTACCTAGTTGTTTGACCAAAGAGTTATGTGCTTTACTTACTTCTTTTTTTAATATAACCATGTTACCGACTAAACTATTGTCAGCATTTATTGGCGTACGCTTTAAGACGTTCACCATCTCTATTTCTTCCTGACTGGGATTATAAACATTACGACCTTTATCGTTCTGAGTCATACGTTTAACACGCTCTTCATCATTGGCTTTAGTAGATACAGGCGTAATAAAATCTTCTAAATAGTCTCTACGTTGGTTAGTCTCCAAGTGTTTAGCGCGGTCAAACTGTTTGTCAGCCTGTGTACGAAACATAGTTTTATCGGGAATAGGCTTACGCTTAAACGAAGGAGCAAATACTTCTGCTACATTGATAATACTTTCTACACCCATAGCATCGTTAGGGTTTTCTGACTTCCACTGTAGATAGGACTGGTAGCCTTCACCAATTGCTTCTAGTCCTTTCTGAACAGTAGGTATTTCACCTAGCTTTTTAACTGCGTCAGTAACACCATCAACAACTTTCTTTTCTACACTGTCAGGGATAAACTTGCTGACCTCTCTAGCTGAAAGGCTTATACCTGTCCCTACCAAATCAAGACCAGTACCTAGTCCACCTCTACCACTTAACGAGCTATAAATACCACGTTCTCTGTTGGACAACGTACCTGCTTCTTCCTTCTGTCTTAACTCTTCTAAAAACACAGGTAAGTCGTCTACTGTTTTACCTGCGTCAGCTAGTACTTTTCTGTAAGACTCTTTGGAAACAAACTCTTCGGGCTGATAGCCTTGAGACTTGTCAAACTCCTCAAGCATACCAGTAAGCTCGGTGACCGCCTGACTTGCCTTTGTAATATCCTCTGGTGAAGCATTAGGCATTTGTGCCGCTTGGTCAGCCATTTCTAAAGCGTCAAGCAATTCATCTTTTGTATAATTTTGAATTTGCATTATAACTTCCTATTGAGGTACTTGTTGAGTTCTTCTGTCTCTTGCTTGCTCTAGGTAAGTCTGAGCCGCTTGTGTCGGTACATAACCTGTAACTGAAGGCTCTGGCATAGGCACAAAGAACGTATCCAATAGAGCAGAGTCTTCGTCTGCACCAACATACTGCTTCATTACTTCTAGGCGTGAGTTACTTTTAGCAATAGCATTCCTAGCGGCTCGTTCTTCAATACGCATAATACGTGATAAAGTTTCTTTGTTCAACGTAATTTGCTGACCCGCTACTTCCTTCATAAACGCCACATCTTTATCCGAAATACCAGTACCCGAACCAACGTCTCCTGAGCCTAACAACGCAAGGACTTGCTTGCCTCGTTCAGCCATAAATGTTTGAGTAGCTATTAACGTATCTTCAACACCTTGCGGTACAATGCCTAACTGTACACCAATACTAGCCATACCTGATAAGAAATTAGCCCCTGCTCCAGTAATAATACCTTCCTCCATCAATGAACGAGAGTTAGCGTTAATTCCCAATACTTTCTGAGCAGTCAGTGCTTTTTCATTGGCAACAAAGAAGTTATCTGTAGCCTTGTCTTTTAGCTTGCTAGATATTCTATCAGCATCAGTAATTGTTTTAGTCAGCTGTGCGGCTTGTGTCAGACCTAACTCAGAAGGCATAGCCCACTTTTCTGTATCTTTGTTGTATACTTTACCCGACTCATTTACACGGAAGGGTTTTGCTTTCCCAGTGGAATCTGTATAGACTTTAAGTGTTGCTTTTTCACCTGAAAGTACTTTAAGGAAGTCTTCGTTGCTTAAGGAATCATACTCGCCTCCTGTTATAGACTCAAGCATAGGTGCTCCTACATCACGTGTTCTTGCTATAGCTATTTTACCCTTACGACCTTGTTTGCTGACAATATTTGCTTCTTGTCCTTTACGTATGTCCTCTGCGGCTTTTTCTAAACTACCACCGTTTGTCAACAAAGTAGCAGTTTGGTCTAAGCCTAAACTGGTGGCTTGGGAAATCATAGACATCCGTCTATTATCGTTTGCTAGTCTTTGTGCAGATTTTTGTGCCTGAGCCGCCAGTTGTCCTGCTAAAGCAGTCTCACCAGAAGCCTGTAGTTGCGCTATGATTTGCTTTTGTTGAGCAGGTTGCATTGTATCAAAGTTACCAAGTAAATCTGCTAGACCTGCCTTACGTTGCTCTTCTGGCGTTCTTCTGTCTCCACCCATCATACCACGGACACCGCGACCCATACGCTCCATACCGCTGTAAAAAGCATCTGATTGCATTTGTTGTGGTGTCATCTTTGCTCTAGGGTCAATACCCCTGCTAGGCTTAGTTGTCAACAAACCCATTATATCTATATTGTTATTAGCCATTTGTATTATCCCTTATTATGCGTAATTGCTGTAATCATTATTTATAACTTGACTAGCAGTCCCTACATCTTAGTCAGGGTCAGGGTCTCCGCCTAACCACTCTGGTAAGTACTCATTCCCTAAGTCCTTAATCCACTGAGGAGTAGGAGCATCACCACCGCCCATTGAAGCCCACAAACCGTCAGCAGTAGTCGCTCCTGTGCCGAAGACACTATCTACCATGTTTTTTCTCATCTGTGCTTCATAGCCACCTGCCATTTCTTCACCCTGCATTAACGCTTCAACACCTGACTGACCTAAACCAGAGTACAGACCTAACATTGTTGACGTTAAGTTGGCAGGAATAGTTGCTATATCACGACCTGTGCTTAGTACATCTAACAGTTGATTTTGAGGTCTATAAGCATCACTAAACATACCAGTACCAATATCAAAGGCTTGTTTTTGCTCACCCATTACTTGTTCCCTAGCACCTAAGTTAGCCGCTAACATAGCTTCTTGTTCTGCTTGTGCTTGTGCTAATAACTCTGGTGAAGAACCACCGTATGCCGCTGACTGTACACCCATACGTCCTTGAGACAACATACGCTCTTCTAAGGCTAAACGCTGACGTTGTTCTTCAGGACGTTGTATGGCTCTTAAATCCTCATACAAAGCCGCTTGTGCTTGTCTAGGGTCGGTTATTGCTTGACCGAACATACTCCCTGCGCCAGTAAACAACTGTGACTGTAGTGCTTGTTCTTCAGGACTAAGTGACATTGTAAAGCCACCTGTGGAGTCAGTTACTGCTTGACCGCCTGTGGTGGATGCTACAGTAAAAGGTTTGAACTCTGCTTTACTTTCAACATCTGTAGCTACGCCACTAAGTAAGTCATAACCAAGTTGACCTGCCGCTCGTGCCGCTTCTTCGGCTTCTTTACCTAAGTAATAACCACTTACAGCGTCTGCTATGTTCTGACCAGAGCCTGTTGGGTTCGGACCATCTGTTGGTAATGCGCTCATTAGAACGTACCTCCGTCAATAGTGAAAGTACCCGCTATAGTACCTGTTAAAGTTGTAATGCCTGTAATATTGAAGTTTACAGCAGTGCTTGTACCCGTTATTGTTGCATTCTGGCTGTTAGCTTTAGAATTTACAGCCGTTTTAATAGCATTAAATTCACTATCAAATTCAGAACCCCTGATTAGTTTATTAGGGTTTCCTGTTGCAAGCCCATCTTTTGTACTAAACCCTACCTGTCTTACATAGTTTGTCATTATTTTGCTCTCCCTAATAAAACTTGTACATCTATTCTTTGTATTGAGTAAGGACTACCGTCAATCGTTGCTTTAAGACCAATAGTAATTACTTTGCCGTTTCCAGAACCCTGTGTTGCGGGTGTTTGGACTAATAAACCTGAACTGTATTCTGAAACCACATAACCTGTTTCGTTTAAAGGTGCTGAATATTCTGAAGTAACATATCCCGATGTTTCAGTAGCAGTAAACTTACTAACCTCTCTAATAGCGGGGCTTGAAACACTTACAGTTTGTCCTATATCGTTGCCCTGAAAAAGAAGAAGACTGTCATTAGCCGTTGCGGTAAAAATATTAGAGTAACCGCCATTTGTTAAAGGACTGGTAGAAACAGAACCGTTTGAACCAGAAAGGTCATCACCTGTTTTTACTACAAGTCTTCCCCCCGTTCCGTCTGCGGGCGCGTTGTCTACAGTATATGTCAAAACATACTCAGTACCTGCTATTAAAAGATTATTGCTAGACGAGTCAATAAGAGTTTTGTAAACTCTGTCTGTTCCTGTTATGGATGCTGAGTTATTTTCATAATTTATTACGCCAGTGTCAGCCCAGCTTTGGGCAGTAAAAGTAGTAGGGCACTTACTAGAGGGTACTGCGCTAAACTCTTTAGCAGTCGGTTCAGCATCTGGCGGCAAAAAGGGGCGAGATTTTACAGTACTGGGGTCGTAGTCATAGTACCAACTAAGAATTGAGTTTTCCCCTACATTACCAACTACAGATGTTTCAAATTTTTTCAAAAACTTTAAATTAGAAGGATTCCCGAAATCCATAGGATTGCTTTCATATTCTAAAGAATAATTTAAATCCCCAGCGTTAAACGCCCCAGTCTGTGTATCTGTGTATGTGTCGTAAATATAAAAACCGCCCAGTCCTGAAATATATAAATTATTTTCACGGTCTAAACAAAAACCATGAGGCTGTAGTTGCGACCAAGTGGTTGTTTTTGCAGAACCGTTGGGAAGACGCTGTTTCAAATCAAAACAATATACAATGTCTTCATCGGGTATTGACAATAAATAAAAACCATCTTTAGGGCTGTATATGGATTTCACATCGCCCGTGTTTCTGTCAAGAGACGCTAATAAATCATCACGTATGTTTGAGCTTAAATCTCCAATAGCTACTGATTTTTCTTGTATTGTACGACCTAAACTACGTAAACCGTTAGCTGACAAAAATATAATATCAGAGCCTGTGTTTTGTACAGAATCTCTTTCGATACAACCTATACCTTCAATAACATCTTCAAGAATCATATTGGCAGGACTTTCTGCTCCTGAATAAATTACTATAGAGTGTCTTCCAAAAATTACTAAAAATCCGTTGTGTGCCGCCAGTGCAACAATTTCGTCATGTCCTGTGTTCCATACTGTTGTTAAGTCTAAAGAACCTGAAGTACCTCCAGACCATGCGTGCCCGTTTAAAAGGTCGGAGAAATAAACTGTTGCTTTGCTCCCAGTCACATCAGCCGCCCAGACGCGCCCATAAGCCGCTATTGCTTCGTTAGCATAAGGAGCATTCCCAGTAGCATGGGAGTGGGAAGAAAAAGGTTCTAACTGGTAAGTCCCTCCATTGTCAAACCAAATTAAAGGCTCTTGGTCTCTACTAAAAAAGAAAGCATGGTCTTGAAGGCTAATTATTTTCCAATCAGAGGTTGTAATGGTGTGGTCGTTTGGAAAAGTACCCCCGTTTGATATAGGGTTGGTTAAGGTACGACCCGTACCTCCCAATTCGTGAGAATAAACTTTATTATTATGAGACAATAAAAAAATATCGTTCCCGTCTGGGTCAATAAACTCAAATGCGCTCACAACGGGAGCAAGGCTAGTAGTAGCGTCAATGCTATCTATTTTTCTTGTTCCCTTTCTAGCCCCTATTCGACCAAATTTATCAATAACGCAGTTGTTTGCTTTCCGAGCAAAAGAAGTATCAATAGATGTTGGAGAGTCTTGGGTGTTTATGCCCCCAAAACCCGCCGCTTCGATAGATATTGTCTGTAGTTGTTGTGCCATTATACTGTATACCAGATAGTTTCAGAAGAAGAATGACGTGCCGCGTCTAAAGCAATAGCATCAGCTAAAGCAGAGTCAGCTATGTTAAACAATTCTTGAGAAGAACTACCGCCTGTTTCTCCTCGTTCTCTCGCGGCAAAGGCTACTGCATATTGAATAACGGGAGAAGATGGAACTAAAATAGGATTAGCGTCTTCAACCATTTCAAGTACTCGCGGTTGTACCACGTTAATATTTATATCATAAACACCATCAGGGGTAGGGTATAGACGAATATTAGGTTCGTCACTTGCCGATGTTCCGCTGAATGTTTGATAATAAGCAGGAGAGCCTGTTGTTGGATTCAAATCAAAATTATTAGACCAACCGTCCGATACTTGCCTTAAGAATGCTTTTTGTGTTTGGTTTGTAGCAGTTAGTATCTTAACTCTGCTAGAAGTGTCTGCTGAATTTGAACCTGTGTTTCTTAAATTATAAGTAGATTGGTCTGCCGTGGTAGAAAAAGAGATAGTTTCTCTTAGATAACTCCAGTCCCAAGCGTCCTCTACAAGCCTGTTAGAATCGTTAACAAACTCGCCAATCAGCTTGCTGTAGTCATTATCTGTAACCGAGGCTACTTCGTTTTCACGCAGTCTTCGTAGCACGCTGTTTACTAGTTGTAAGTAAGTCATTATCCGTACCTTCTTCTGTTTGTTGGACTAAGCATTCTTTGTGTAGACTTAATCTCTGTATCAAATTTAAATAGTTCTTTATCAAATAAAGACTCTGTAGCCGTTCTTTGTTGTTGTTGTCCCTGACCGCCTAGCATACCTCCAAGTAAGTCGCCCCCTGCTTCCACCAAATCTCCTAAAGGACTATCAACAGCATCTATAATATCATCAATAGGGTCTATAATGTCTTGACCCACTTCCCCTACAGTTTGTAACACAGGGTCTACTACTTCTTCACCAAATGTATCTACGACATCATCAATAGGGTCTATAACCGTATCGTCAAAAGCACGTCCTGCGTCTAAGATGTCATCCTCAACATCCGATGTGAAGTCTGAAATAGGCTGTACAGCTTCTTCAACTACATCACCTACCGCCTTTACTCCCTCGTAAACGGGTTTGACTATAGGTTCTATAAAATCTCCTACTGCTTGTCCTGTTGCAACAACAACGTCTCCTGCTTTTTCAAGCCACTCAGGAGTTTCAATTTCCCCTATTTGATTTCCAATGTCTGAAAGCACACCACCTACAGTATCACCAACACCTGCGACAATCGCATCACCTGCATTTTTCTTAAAGGACTCTTCAACTGATTTTCCCGCAAGACCGTCTAGTGTTGTGTCTACGATTATTTTTTGTTGAACCTCTGATAGCTTGTCTAGGGGAATACCTATATCATCAAAGGTTTGTAAAACATCATCAAAAGCAATATCAGAAACTTCATTTCCCGCCCATGTTTTTGCCGCCGTTTTGATTACGTCTTCAAGGTCTCCTCCTGATGTGGCTACTTTACCTCCCTGAATAACAGGCGCGATGGGAGGGTAAAGTACAGACGCTACATCAAGAACAATATTCATGGTTTTTTCAAAAGGAGACTGTTCGAGGTATACAGGTGCTATATAGCTAAACTCACCTACCTGTCCAACCGTACCATTTTCTTCTACTAAATTACTCGCAGGTATATGATTAAAAGCCGTTCCTGTGTTAAAGAAAACGTCCCCTCCTTTAAAGGCTTCAAACTCTAAGTTTGCGGCAGGGTCTTCTTTAAAATAACTTGCCGCTTTATTTCCTAGTTCTTCTCTTTGCGCTCCAATCATGTAATCACCCATGACTGCTTCTTGTAAAGCCAATGCTTTATATTCTTCGTGCTTTAAATCAAAACCGTTTTCACTTTCAAATTTATGATTAGCGGCAAGGTTATCATAATTCTGTATATCCTTTAACGTATCAAAATTAGGAGCACCTTTATCTATAAGTTTTTGTATGCTTTGTTTTTCTTCATCCGTTGTAGCGTTTTCAAGACTTCTTTCAAGGCTTTGTACATAATAGCTGTCTGCGCTGTCTTTAGCGTTTTGAAAATCTACAGGGCGTGAATAATCAATTGTTCCATCTGTACGTGCAAGTCTTTGTTCAGCAGGACTTAGCCCAGAATAATCCTCTCCATAATCAAAATCATAAATTAAATTTTTATATCCTTCTTGCTCGCCAATATAAATATTAATATCTTGAGGACCTGATGTTTCTCCTGATACGAAGTCTTCTTTTATTTCATCGTAAAGACGTTCGTCTCCTTTAGCCTGATTATCTTCATCAAAGTAACTTGTAGGTTTTAGAGAATCGTCTATTAAATCAAAGGGAGATGCTGTAAAGGCTTGTGCATCTAAAGAACCTTGACTAGCCATCCCTGTGCGCTGTTCGTTAAAATAAATCTCTTCTCTTTCT